GTTGTCGGAACTGACGCGGTAGCCTTTGGGGAAGGGGCCAGTGCCTCCGTCCCCGATCCGGAACCAGATGACGTAGGCGAATTCGCGCACGTCTGGAGCGCGGCCCCAGTCGCCGTGGGCCATCATCACCAGTTCCTCGTGGGTGACGTGTACTCGCGCATTGCCTGGCGGCATGGCGTCAATGATTTTTTGTGCGGCCTGTTTCATGCTCATGGGCGGTTTTCCTTTCTCCGGGGAGATTGGGGGCGGCGGACGATAACCCACTGGAAAACCGCCGCCCCCTCGGGTCCCGCCGCGGCGGCAACGCACCGCCGCGGCATCAAATAGCGCTATGTGCCGAGGCGCTTCCGCGGCTGGGTTGCGCGCCGGGCCTCGTCTTCCATCCGGGCGATGATCCAGAAAAGTTTTTCGTAGGTGATTTGCCTGGGGCCGACGCGCTGGCCCTTGAGGCGCAGCTCGATGACTTTCGGGAAGAGCTGCACGACGATCGCGTGTTGTCGGCCGCTGTGGATGATGCAGGCGGTTTCGTAGGGGCCGCATGCGCGCTTTCGGGTGGCGAGTTTCAGCATTGCTCAGCCCCCCCACCCGTCGCGGCGGCGTCATCCCCGGCGATCTGCCACCCCGCCCCCTCCAGCTCCAGCAGCCCCGCCGCCTTGAGCGCCTGGAGCGCTGTCCAGACCGTTTCGGGCGAGGGATGGCCCATCCACTGCGCCAGCTCGAGGTACGCCACGTTCCCCGGCATCAACAGGACTGCAGCGAGCACTCGCCACTGAAACGACGTCAGCGTCGCCAGTCGAAAGCGCATCTTGAACGGCGGCGGGGACGGCGGTTGTGCCCCCCCCCCACCGGACGCCGGCGGGGCAAGGTCGCGCCCGCCAGCGCCGATCGGTGTCCGCCTGCCAGCGACGAGCTGGCCGGGCGGGGAATGGATGGAAGAGAGAATGGCCACCACCTCCGGGCGCTCCCACCACCATCCTTTGGGCCGGGTGAATGGGGTGAAAACAAAGGCCTCCAGCTCGGCGTCGGTGGTGCGGAAGGGCGGGCCGGGAAACTCGTACCAGCTGGGGACGAAGCGGCCGATGCGTTGCCCAACTTCCGGCGCGGTTGCCTCGGCCGCTGAGACAGGCGGAAGCGGGGCAAGGTGCGCAGGCTGCGGGGTTTGGTGCGCCGGAACGTGCTGCATCGGGAGTGCATTAACCATTTGCCGGCTCTCCGGTTGGGGGTAGGTTTGAACGGGGAAGCGCGCCGCCGTCGTGATCGGCCGGCGGCGCGCTCGGAGAAGGAACAAGGTTCAGGCGGGCACGGCGCGGCGGCGGGTGTCGCTCTTTTCGTTGAGCGCCTGGTTCAGCAGCTGCTCGATCGCCGCGGATCGCGAACGGCCATCGGTGCGCGCGTAGTCGTCCAGGCGGTTGAAGAGGACTTCCGGGATGTAGGAGGAAATGAACTTCAGGTTGCTGCCGGCGGTGTGTTTGCGGTTGCGGCGGATCATTCGCGTGCCCCTTTTTGTTCAAGAATGAACAGAAATGAACATATCGCGCACACGAATACGCCGTCAACAAGTTTTGTTCATTTTTGAACAAAACAGGACGTTGAATGAACAATAAGGCCTAGGTCAGACTGTGTTTATGGCAGAATCAAAAAACTTCCGCATCGTGCTTGAGCCAGCGCTCAAAGGCCGCGTTGTGGACATTTTCGACGCTCAGGGTATCAGTCAGCAGGAAGGTATCCGGCGTCTGCTGCTGTGGTTTTGCGACCAGCCGGACGTTATTAGGGCCGCGGTGCTTGGGCAGTTGCCTGCGAGCATTTCCGCGGACGTGGCAAGGATCGTCTTGGAACGCATGGCTGGCGTCGGTTCGGCCGCCTCCGTCACTTCGCCAGCCGAAGCCGCGGCTTCCCCCGCAGCCGGCGATGATGCGGAACTTGAGGAAGAAGCCGTGCGAGAGCTGGCCGCATCCGATAGAGCGCTCGCAACAAAGCAGCGGCGTCGGCCTCCCCGGAAGAAAGCAGGTTGAGTGCGATGAGGAGTTGCTGACGTGCGCTGGTGTGTCCGTGCTTGGCGTGAATCATGCTGCAACTCCTTCGCCCGGTTTCCTACATACGTTATACGCGGTTTTTCAGAGAACGTTTGAATTATTGGGGCTGAGAGAATTGAGGCCGCGTTCGGACGGTTTTGCGTCAGAGCTTTCCGGACGTGGACAACTGGATCAAGTAGCAACTGAGGAGGTTGGGATCATGGAGATCTGCGCAAACTGCAAAAGCCAGATCGGGGAGTTGGAAGGCGCCAACGTGTGGGGCGAAAACGTCGTGTGTTCGCGGTGTTACGCCAGGTTGTCTGTCGCGAACAGTATGCCCAAGCCGGCTATGGCCACCGGTGCCACGCTGTCTGGCGTCGCGCCGGTGCCCGCCGAGCCGCCGGAAGAAAAGCCGGTCTGGTCCGGCGGCCCCACGCTGTGGTTGGTGATGGGCTCGCTGATCAAGGCAATTGTTGCGGGCGCGCTTGGCGTGGTGCTGGTGGTGGCCGCAATGTTCACGATCTGGTACCTGGCGCTCGCCGGGGCGCTGATCATCGTTGGCGCCGTGTTGTATATGGCGATGCGGATCCTCGCGACGAAGATGATTAGGTATCGCGTGACGACGCAGCGGGTGCTGATTCAGCGAGGAATATTGAATCGCCGCATCACGGAGATGGAATTGTTTCGGGTGAAAGACACGGCCTGTCAGCAAAGCGCCACGGAGCGTATGCTCGGCTTCGGTGACATTCAGCTGGTCAGCACCGACAGCGACACACCCGTTTCAACGCTGGTGGGGGTTTCGCGGCCGCTGGAGCTTAAAGAGAAGATCCGGAACCTGGTGATGGACGCGCGGCGCGATCATCGCGTCCTGCAAATGAGCCAGTGACACAAGGGGGCGCCTAAAACTTCCCCTGCGGGCACCCCTCCGAAACCTTCCGCCCCCCACACCCGCACACGCGGCAGCTGACCTGGTAAAGGCGGTGCCGGCCCGCCCAGCGCGTCACCCCCTGGCACTCGTCGCAGGCCTCGCAGATCTGCGCCCGCCCCTCGTCCCGCTCCATGACGGCCAGCGAAACCGGCGCCGACACACGGAGCTTCACCCGCACCCCGAACGGACACGCAAACAGCCCCTCCCCCGGCATCTCAAACATCTTCCCCATCTCGGCGCGGAACTGTTCGCCGATGCGGTTGTCGGAGCGGCAAAGGGGGCATTTTTTACGACCCTGGCAGATTGCAGATTCGGTGAATTTCATCCGAGCACCACCACCGCCGTATGGCTTGGGTCGGATTCGCTCGTGACGGTGCAGGAGCCGGTCAAAACTCCATCAACACAATCAAGGGTTACTCCCGTGGCAAGATACCTTTCAGGGGTGAAGGTTGAAGCTCCCGTAACAAGCTCGACAATATAGAGGCCAGTGAGGGCGTTAGTAGTTGGGTCTCTCTCGGCAACAACGGCTAAGGTGACATTGCCTGCTCCATAGGACATTTCGCAATCGGTCCATGGATCGCTGAAATCAATTGCTCCCAACCAGGGCACGGTGAAATGAGACCCACCACTTAACGTAATGTCAGCATCAGGTTGATCGTCTGTGACGAAGCATGTCGGGCAGCAGCGAATGTTTATGAAAATGGCGGGATAGGAATCATCAGCCTGCGCATTGACAAAAGTAACTGTGTTGGTGGGGAACAAGCCATCGGCCACGATGTCATCGGTGAAGGTGAGCATGGCTTCCGTGTTGGATGCGGGCTGCTCGTATATGCTGCCCGTGTCCGTATCGCTCACCCCCCCGCCATTAATAAACGTGCAGCAGGTGTCCAAGATTAGACTGATGCCGAAAATTAGCGCCAGCCGGTCCCACGTTGCGCCAGATGCAAGCTCCAGAACCGCGATGTTCAGCTCGCCCGGTGGGCCGCTGACGGCACTCCACCACACCAGCAGGTAGATGTCGAAGGTGCCGGACGACGTGCCGGAATAGGTGGCGGGGCTGTTGCCGAAAGGATTGGGGCCGCTGAGGTAGTAGCACTTGCCCGATGGTATCTCAACGTTGATGGTGGTGTCGGTGAACGTCGGCAAGGTGGCGGTGATGGAGCCATCGGCGTTGAGGTCAACGGTGGTTCCGGAGAGGTTGGAGAAATCCAGCTTGAGGCGGCGGGCGCAGCCGCAGTTTGGGGATCCTCCGCAGCAACACGGATCACCCTCGCCCGCGAGGATGTCGCCAGCGTCGCCCACCGAATCCCCCGAAGTGCCGGTCATTGAATAAGCGCCTGCCATATCAGCTGCACGGCTGCGTTCGCCGCGCCTCCCCGTATGCGTCGAGGAGGATGACGGTGCCGCCGGTGTCCCTCGCGGCAAGGCCGTAGGTCCCGTCGGCCGCGGCGACCATGAAGCCATTCCAGCGGGCGCGCTTGGGCGTCAATCCCGTGGCGACCGCGTTGGCGTAGCTGGTGTCGAGGGGCGAATAGATCGAGTAGGTGTAGGTGGCGGCGTGGGTGTTGTCGACGGCGTCTGCGCCGCCGTCCTTTTTGACGATCACGGTGCGGGGGTCGGTGGGCTGGCCCAACCTCACCCATGCCCACTTCGTTCCGGTGCCGCTGGGCACGTAGAGGATCTGGGCCGAGCCGAGCGGGTTTGACTGGAGCTGCGTGGAGTCGCTGTCTTTCACGTCCGCCCAGAGGTCGCCGCTGGTGAGCATGTTGACCTGCACGGGGCACATTCCCGCAATTGCGCACCGGCCGATCTTCCCGTTGCGGATGGGCTCGAGGGTAATGACGAAGTACCCGGTGAAGTCCGCTACCGTCGGAGTGACGCCGCTGATGATCGGGACGTTTTTGAAGTCGTTGGCGTTGTCGGCGAGGGTGATCGCGGCGTCACTCACTCCCAGCACCGCGAACCGGTCGACGGCGGCGCCGCTATTGTTCAATACGCGGCAGACAACGTGATCGCCGCCAACCCCGACGCCGCCCCCCCCGGCGCTCCCGGCGCCGCCGTACTCGCGTTGGGCAACGTCCATGAGCGTGTTCCACGCGGTGGCGCTGACGCTGAATTCCTCGCCTCGTGTGAGCTTTTTGAATTGGTTGCCGGCCATTAGGTTCCGATCCCCATCGTCGAGAAGTCCGACGTGTCGTACACCCGCTCCACATACACGTCCCGCACCTTCACCGCCCGGGCCTTGTCGCTCCCCAGCGTGTCTACGCTTTCCTCGTACCCCACCCACACATACTCCCATCCCTTTTTGACGATGCCGGTGATGGTGCCGATGGTGAGACTGGTGGTGTTGGGGCTGGCTGCGAACTTGAAGTTCAATTCCCAGTCCCCACCCTTGCCGCGCTGGCTGCCCTCCACCCCCATAAATTTGACCTCACCGGCTGCGAATCCTTTGAAGCTCGCATTGTTGACTGGGCTGGTGGCGAGGGCGTAGAGGGCGCCCTTGTAAGCATTGGTGACGCTGGAGTCGGGAATGATGTGGGTATCGGTCCAGGCGTAAACGGGGAAGTCGAGGTCCACCCCACCTACGGCCCCATCGCTGGCGACGTTGATGCTCCCCTGGTGGTCGGGGGCACCGCCGGCCATGGTGGAGTATTTGTGGCTGGTGGCCTTGCTGGTCTTGACGTTCACCGACTGAAAGCCGATGCAGAACGTCGTATTTGAATCGCCGGGCTTGTAGGGCTCATTGCTGTTGAGGGCGTAAGAAACGCTCACCTCAAACCGCTCCGGATCGCCCTGGCCGCTGGGCATGGCGGCGATCGCCACCGTTGCGCGGGTAAGGTCCACCGTGTCGCCGCCGGGAAAGGTGAGGGTTTTGGTGATGGGGAAGAGGGTCGTTTCGGCGCAGGCCGCGGTGAAGACGGCGTCCTCGTCCTCGCCGGCGCTGCAGAACGCGATCGCCGCGCGCGAGTAGCTGGTCTGGCTGCCGCTGGAGATGGGTCGGGATTCGGTCTTTTCACCAAATGCGATCGTCATGGGTTGCCTCGATGTCCTTCGCGGTCGTCAAGAATTTTCCGCACCCGCCCCGCCGCCGCCTTCTCTGCCGCTGCGTCTCCGCCCTTTTTGGCGAGGTAATCGGCGATGTCCAGCCGCAGCAGCAGCTCGCGGCGCAGCGCTTCGTTCACGGCCTCCTCTCCGGTGTACCACGTGCTCGCCGGCGGTTTCGCTGACGTGGCCTGGGCGCGGAACTTCTCCAGGTCGAGGATCTGCTGGACCAGGTTCCGGGCGATCTTGTCGCTGGGGGAGATGACGGGGAGTGCGAGCCATTCCATAGAGAATTCCTTAATCGACGAGGACAACGGCCCGTCGCTCCTTGCCCTTCTTCATCAGCCGGACCATCTCCGCGGTGGCCTCGGCGGTCCGTTTGATGTGGTCTTGGGTGCTGCCCCCAAACATCCCTTGGGCGGCCGCGGCGCTGAACGTGCCGACGGTCTTGCCGGCGGATTTGAGACGATCCTGGAAGTCGTCGACGGAGGGCGGCGCGCCAGCGCTTCCCAGCGCGCCACTGTCGCTGCGTTTGGCGTTCTTGGCCTGCTGCAGCAGCGCGGCGTATTGGCTCTTGAGGTTCTTGAGCTCGGTGTCGTCGCCGTTCTTGCTGGCGTCATACTTCGCCTGGGCGGCCGCGATCGCGTCCTCATACGCCTTCCCCACCCCCGCCATGTTCGCCTCGTGGTCCGCCTGCTCCCCTTTCAGCTGCGCCTGTCGGTCTGCGTCGATCTTGGCCTTGGCGGTTTTCTCGTCCGCCTTAATCTTTTTTTCCTCAAAGTCGGATTGCTGGTCGATGTAGTTTTTCTGAAAGTTCACGTCGATCGTGTCATCAAACGTCGCCTGGATGTCCACCCACTTCTTGGCAAGCCAGTTGGCCAGACCCTCAACGGTCCTGTGGTACCAGGATGTGAAGGCGATCCACCCCGACTGTAGTGCTGCGATCGTTTCCACCCACGCGACGGTAAGCCAGTGGGTGAGGAGCTCGAATGCCGCCTGGGCGCCGAAGTACATCCCATAGGCGGCCTTGACGAAGTCCAGCTTGAACCCCAGCCACAATCCCTCCAGCCAGTGGATCCCCGTCTCCCACGCCATGCGGAGGATCACCCACACGATCTTCGCTGCCAACTCAATGTCGCCGGCGAGCAGCGCGTTGGCGATGCCCTGGAACGCCTCCATGGCCATGTCCTTGAGCTCCCCAAACTTCGACCCCAGCCATGCCATGGCCTTGCCGCCCGCCCCGGACACCCACACAAACGCCGCCCCCAGCGCCGCCACCACCCCGATCGCCAGCAGCAGCGGGCTTGTCAGCACCGCCGCGATCGCCCCGCCGATGGCGGTGATCGCCGCCCACACCGTCGCCAGCGCGCTTCCCACGGCCCCGATCACGCTGACCGCAAACACGATGGCGGTGCCGGCGACGTAGAACGCAGCGCCCAACGCGAGCAGCCCCGCGCCAACCGCCAGCGTCCACACAACCGCCTCTTTGTGTGCCTTCACCCAATTGATGACGATGGCCAGCGCCTTTTCCACAACATTGATCGTGGTGGTGAGCACGGGCAGCAGGGCCGAACCAATGGCAAAGCCGGCGGCGCGCACCACCTGCCACATTTCGTCCATCTTGTCGTTGAAGGCCCCCGCGGCGGCAATGTCCTGTCCGCTGAGCACCAACCCCAGTTCCTTCGCGCGGTCGATGAGCCCATTGATGCCATCGGCCCCTTGCGCAAACATCGGCAGCAGTTCCGTCCCCGTCTTCCCGAAAATCTTCATGGCCACCGCCGCCCGCTGCGAAGGGCTGGGAAGTTTGCCGATCGCGTCGCCGAGCTTCTTGAATTGCTCGTCGGGGCTGAGCCCCTGGAGGTCCTGGGCGCTCATGCCGAGTTCGGCGAGGGCGTCGCTGGCCTCTTTTGAGCCGCCGGCGGCGTCCTCCAGCGACTTCTGCATCTTGCGAATGCCGTTCTCCACGGTCTCGATGCTGGTGCCGGTCTGACTGGCGACGTAGGCGAGGCCGGTGAGGGCTTCCACGGATGCCCCGGTCCGCTGGGCCATGTTGCCGAACTTCTCACCCATCTCGCCGGTGAGCTTGGTGGCGATGAGCATCGGGGCGATGATCGCGGCGCCGGCGCCCGCCATCGCCTTGCCCCAGCCAGAAAGCATCGTTCCGAACGCGGAGAATTTCCGCCCCACTTGCTTGAGCGCGCGGTCGAGCTTGGAGGTGTCGGCGAAGAGCTCCACAAACGCCCGCCCCGCCCTGATCGCGTTACTTGTCGCCATGGTTCATCCTCGGCTTTAAGAATGCCCCCAGCGACTTCATGTTGGCGGGGGGTTTCTTCGCGGCAGCCTTCGCTGCCTCGTAGGGGTTGTAGTCTCCCGGTACGGCGGCGCGGGTTTTGGGATCGCGGTGGGTATTAAAAAGCATGCAGAGCACCTGCGATGTCTGCGCCCACTCCAGCCGGCCGCGGCCATCGGCCATCCACGTCAGTTCGCGGAGCGTGAGAGGTCCGGGGTCGATGCCGACGATGCCGGCGGATTGGTAGATGAGGGTCCAAACGTCGGAGCCTCGAACTGGCTTTGCAGCACGGCGATTGCCGCGTCCATCATGGCCGGGCTTTCGATCTTCGCCGTGGCCATCTGGGCGGCCTTGGCTTGGATCTCCCGCAGCTTCGCGATCGCCGCCTTCATCGGCCCCCGGCGGTGGGGCGGGAAAAAATCCGCCAGGTCCTCCAGCAGCGCCGTCGCCGCGGCCTCCAGCACGTCCCCTGAGCCCATTGCTTCCCCGAACAGCTCGGGGTTGACGCTCACCGCCTCGGCCTGCGGCTGGCACGCCGCGTAGGTCACCGCGACAAGGATGAAGGGGTCGTCGGTGAGGCGGGCGATGGTGTTTTTGTCCTCCACTACCTTGAGGAGGTCAAAGCCCTCCACTTGGTCCCGGATCCGCTTGAGGGTGTTGACGTTGATGTTGATCTGCCATTCGCGGCCGGTGGTATCCTTGAAGGTGTGCACGGGGGTCTCCAATCGGGTTCGTTTTTCTCAGGGGAGCGAAGGCGATTACTTCGTTGCGGGGACCGCGGGCAGGGCGGGGTTGGTCGCGGGCGAGGTGGCGGGCCCGTCCTCCCGGACCACCGCCGACACGGTGGCGGGGTCGAGCGTCGCGGCGTTCTTCACGGGCTGGCCTTCGCTGTCGACGATTTCCAACTTGCCGTCGGCGGTCCGCCGCGTGTCGTGGCCGGCGGGGACGATGAGAGGCTGGGGGTTGCCTTTGATTTTGATGCGGAGCATGAAGCTTCCCTTGTGTTGGTGGTCAAAGTGTCAGCGCGGTACGAAAGTGCCGCCGGGTTTACGCCGCGATGGTGTTCCATGCGGTGGGGTTGGCCGAGTAGCAGGGCTTGAGGGTGATCTTGAGGTCCACCGTCTTGTCGATGGGCTCCTCGAAGGGCATCCCGAAAATCTTCATGTCGCTCCAGATGCCTTCCGACCCCGCGACGGCAATGTCTCCGCTCATGGCCGCGATGCCGATGAGCGAGCGGCCGAAAGCGGCGGCTTGCAGCGCGAGGAAACGGGTGCTGCCCCGAACGTAGGGCATGTTGAATTCGATGGTGAGGTCGAGCTCCACCGGCTCGGTCTGCTTCACCCCGCCGGCTCCGCGGGTCGTGACTTCCGACTCCGAGAAGTTGGGGGTGATGGTGACGTTTTCCGCCTCCACAATCTCCACCCACGTGGGCGTCCCGCCGATGCCGGCGAGGCAGTAGTAGAGCTTGGCGGCATAGGACTTGAGGGGAACGGTATCGGCGGCCATGGCGGTCTCCTGGTTAGTGAATTGAGTTGGCCCAAAGGTCGGGCAAGTTTTTCGATTCCAGTCGGTTTGCGGGACCCATGTAGGGCCGTGCGGCTATCGTGATGCTGCGCTTGCGGGTGGGCAGGCCGGCAAGGCGCCGCCGGCTGCGCAGATCGGCGCGGCCCCAGCGGCCGTATCGTTGGACCTCCAGCGTCGTCACGCGGCCGCCGTACTCCAGGACCTCCGGCACGGTGCCGGTGACCGGCTGAACGCCGCTAAAGCTCACCTGGTTGGTTTTCTCGGGACCGATGATCACCGAGCGTTTTTCGGGGTCGTAGGCGAAGTAGATGAATTTCCGCAACACGTCGGTGTGCGAGCTGGGCGGGGATCCCGGCGGCGCCGGCGCTTTGCGTTTGCGGATGAGGCTGCGGGCGCGCGTGCGAACGAACGCGCCGAATTTCGAGAGCACCGTGCGCGTTGCCTTGTCGACGGCGCCCATGACGCGATCGCGATCGAAAAAGAAGTACTTCATCTTGCCGCTGATCACCGGAACGCCCCCGTGAGCTGGTAGGTCAAAGCGAGCACGGAGGTGAAGACTTGGTCGTCGCGAAGATGCTCGGGCGCGAAAATCGGGCTGTTTTCGGCGCGCATGAGACTGGCCTGGCTGGAGGCCAGTAACCGGCGCGAGGCTCCGGTGTCGGGATCGTCGCCCAGGAGGAACAATTCGAGTTCCTGGACAAAGGCCGTCAGGTCGTCGATCTCAGCGAGGTCCTCGGCCTTGGCCAGGCGTTTCTGTATCCCCACCTCCACCAGGTGATCGCCCTCTGTGTGACTGCGCGACACGATGCGCGACTCCCGCGAATTGGGCACCACGCTCACATAGAGAGCGCCCAGGTCATCGAGCTTCACGCGAGGGATGTATTTTCGCTGCGCGACAAACGTGCGCGAAAATGCCCCCGCGGTTGATCCCGCGGAAAGCAGGTCGGCGACTTCCTGGGCAATCTGGACGGTGACCGACTGACTCACGACGGCCCCCCCGTCTGCTTGGTGTGGATCCGCCGGCGGACGCGCGCGACGTCGGCCCATCGCCACACCGGATCGCTCGCGCTTGGCAGCTTGACCAGGTGCACATAGCCGGTATCGATCTCCTCGATCGAGTCCCCGCTGGCGGGCTCGACCGGGTTGCCCTGGCTGTCGACGAGCTCACGGGCCTTCACCAGGTAGTCCCGGCTCTGGTACTCGATCAATGCGCCGGCGCCGCCGTCGATCGCGTGGGCCGAGGTGCCGGCGATCGCAACCAGCGGTCCGATGCTGTCGCCGGCCGCGGTCGTGTAGATGATCTCGACGCCCAGCACGTCGGCGATCGAGTCATCCATGGCGCTGATGATTTCCGCGAAGTTGCTCACCTGGCGTGATCCCCGGGGGTGAATGTCGTGTGGGGCGGGCCGGGATCGCCGAAGCGGTGCCGGCCCTGCCCCCTTTAAAAAGCGTTTAGAACAGGGGCAGCAGCGACGCGCTCTTGGCGCTGAGGTTGCCCGCCCCAGAGTTTGTGGCCTTGAAATAGACGTAGCGCTTGACGGTGGTGGGCAGCTTGAAATTCGCCGTCGCCGCGCCCGCGCCTGCGCCCCCGGCGCCGGTCTGCACCAGGACGCCTTTGTAGAGCGCAACGCCGTTGGAGAGGTCGGCCGCCGTCGCGTGGTAGACGTCGTAGGTCACCGTCGCGGCATTGGCCAGTTCGCCGGTCGTCAGCGCGGGGGCGGAGATCTGGAGCTGGACGGACGCGGAAAAATCGCCCTTGGCGGAATTCTGCGTGTCCAGCGCCGTGCTGGTCGTCGTCGCCGCGCCGTTGGGCAGCGCGAGGGCGATGTTGAGGGCCTGGTCCTGGAGGGCGGGAGTCATGGCTTTACCTTTCGAAAAAAAGGGGGGCTTGGGTCGCCCCCCTGGTGCCTGGTCAAATCCGCACGAGGGAAGGGAGAGGGGGCGGCTCGCTTACGCGATGTCCGCGCCCTCGACGTTTGAGATCATGTCCGTTTTGACGATGGGGATGCCTTCGTATTCGGTGGGGGTGGGGGCGGGGGCGCCGGTGGCGTTGGTGGCGGTGCGGCTGGCGCGGAGCGATTCGATGGCCGAGCGGTTGGCGAAGATCAGGTCGGGGGTGAAGGCCGCGGGGAACTGGGCCAGCCAGCTGCCGATCGCGGCGTCGGTGAGCCCCTTGTTGGCTTCGTTGGTGATGTTCTTGATGCGTCCGACGCTGTAGGTGTGGATCATCTGCAGGCCGGGGTAGGCGAGGATCTCGGTGATGTAGCCGGTGAGGCGCTTGCCCGCGGCGTCGTAAATGTCGCCGATGCGCGTGGGCTTAAAGCCCATCTGGCCTTTCTCGCCATACACCCACTGGAGCGCCTGGGGGCCGAACTTGACGCCCCACACGCTGGTGCGGAAGGTCGAGGTGCCAACGGCCGACCCGGCGCGGTCCAGCACAAGGCCAGCGTCGACGAAGTCGAGCAGGCCCGGGAACCCCTTGGCGTTGCCGTCGGTGCCCGGGTTGCCGTCGCCGGTGTAGGCGACTCGGCGGCCGTAGTAGAACGTCTTGGCCAGCAGCTGCAGCGACGCCTCCATCACGCCGGTGCCTTCGGTGGCGATAAACGCCTCGGCCCCGTCTTCATGCTTGTCGGCAACCGCCTGGTCGACCTCGATCCGGGGGTTGAGGATGTAGGTGTCGACCTGGCGGTTTTCGTAGTTGGATTTGCCGTTGGTTCCGCCTTCGTTGGCATTGCGGAAGCCGACCGAGGGCAGGGCGGTGCGGATGAGGGTCTTGTAGTTCTGGCCCTTGATCGTGCGCGCGGCGCCATACTGGAGCTCGGGGGCGACGCGGATGGTTTCATCGACCAGGCCCACGAAGCCGTCGGAGCCGTTTTGCTTGGCGACGTCCAGGAGCGTCGGGTAGTTGGGGACAACCACGGAGGTGGTGGCCATGGGGGGTTCCTTTCAGTTGGGGCCCCCGGCGGGGGCTCTGGTTTTCAAAACACCGGCGGTCGGGCCGGGGGGGCGTTAGTTGTTGTTCGGCAGCTTGATGGCCTTGGCGATGCGCGCGACGTTTCCGCCCAGACGTGCTTCCGGGGCGGAGGGATCCTTGGCCGCGGCCTTGGCTCCCTGCTCGGCGGGGAGGTTCGCGCTCACCGGCGCCTGCTCGCCGCGGAGTTCGCGGTTGCGCGCCTGGAGCTGGTCGTTTTCGGTGCGGAGCTTGGCCGCTGCGGCTTCGGCTTCCTCGGCGCGCTTCGCCAGGGCCTGGGTGTGCAGCGCCGTGGACTGCTCAAAGGTCTTTCCCTCGAGGTACCAGGTCGCGCCGTTGGCGGCGCCGAAGGCCTCGGTGAAGCGCTTCAGTTCCGCCTTGGGATCGACGGCGGCCGCGGCCGCCGGCGGGACGACCGCGGCGGGGGTCGTTTCGGCGGGCTTGTTTTGGGCGCCAGCCTCGGTGGGCTTGGTGGGATCCGGCATGGGGTTCTCCTGTGATGTGCCGCCGGGCATCCCGGGGCTGGTTTCAACGGCCGGGCGCGCGGCGATCAATTCGCCCATGCGCGCCAGGACTTGGTCAAACGATTTGATTCCGTCGAGGAGCCCCCCCTCGATCGCCTGCTGCGCCATAAACACCCCGCCCGTGGCGAGCTTGGATACCTGCTCGATCGACATCTCGCGGCCGGCGGCGACGGCGGCGGTGAAAAAGCTCTGGGTCTGATCGACGATCCCCTGGAAATACGCATCCTGCTCGGGCGTGATTTCCGTGCCCGGATACCCGGCGCCCTTGAGCGGGCCGGTGGCATAGACCTTCGCCTGGATGCCTTCCTTGGCGCAGGCCTTCGACGAGTCGTAGGTGGCCACGATCGTGCCGATCGAACCGATCAGCGCTGTGCCGTTGTTGGCGTAGAGCTCGTCGCACTGGCTGGCCAGCCAGTAGGCGGCCGAGGCGCACAGGTCCAGCACGCAGCCGATCACGGGCTTGGCGGCCGCGGCCGCGGCGATCGCAGCGCCTGCGTCGGAGGTCCCGGCGACGGATCCGCCGGGAGAATCAAAAGTCAAAACGATGCCGGCGACGGCGGGGTCGGCGACCAGCTGGCGCAATACCGCCTGCAGGGCAACCGTCGACGTCGAGCTGCCCATGGAGCTTTGCTGTTTCATCAGCGTGCCGCAAACGGCCACAACGGCGATCGTGCCGGCGAGGGCGTAACCGGGATCCGGCTCGGCATCGGCGGTGTCGTCGTCATCCCAAGCCGCCGGCGCCGGTAGCCGCGTGGACCCAAGAGCGCGGATCGCGTCGCGGATCCGCGGGGAGGGGTTCTGGCGGACATGGGCGGCCAAGTCCATCCGGGCCGCCTGCTCGAGCATGGCCATGCCGCGGGCGGGCTCGATCGCCCAAAGACCGAAGTATTCGTCCAGGCGCGGGGACGAAACGCCGGCGAGGCTGACACGTTTATCGGGCATCGGCGGGCTCCCTGTCGCGCATGGCCATCTCCAGGGCAAGGTCCTGGACGCTCTTGCGGTTGGATTTGGTGTTGAGGTTTGTCTTGCTCTGGTCGCGGGCGGCCTTCTCCCCGCCGCCGTCGGCCGGCTCGATCGCCTGCAGCGCCGTGCCTGGATCCGTCGCCCACGTGGGCGTGGGCAGATCGATGCCCGCGCGGTAGTCCAGGAATTCCTTGATCTCGTCCTGGACCTGCTGCCACCCCTCTTCCCCCGCCTCTTCAATCACCTGGATCGGGCTGGCCAGGCCCGCCTCGATCGCGGCGATGTTGCCGATCGCTTCCTTGAGCTGGTCGAGCCAGGGTGTGCCGGCGTGGCGCCAGGACCAGGTGAGGTCCTTAAGCCCCATCCCCGCCGGCAGCTCCAGCACACCCTCATCGATGAAGATCCCCAGGCGCCAGCGCGTCCAGTCGTCCAGCAGATCGCGGTTGTCCTGGCGCTTGCCCTCGGCCGACTTTTCGTACAGCACCCAGGCCTGTTTCTGCCCGCTGTAATTGGTGTGGGCCTCATCATAAAACGAGTAAGGGATGTCGAGGCTCTTGAGCGCGATCTGCAGGACCAGGGGTAGGAACGTCTGAAACTCCGTCGACGGCGTTGCCGACTCGATTACCTCGGCCTTGTCGCCGGGCTCCAGATCCAAAACGATCGGCCCCTTGTTGAGGTTCTCCGAAACCGCGCCGTAGGGCGATTCCTCCTCAGTAGCTTCCCCCTCCCCGTCTCCCCCTTCGTCCTCCACATCGTCCACCTGCCCCACCCCCAGGTCCGTCTCCGCCGCGTCGCGCATGATGGCAAGCGCGAACAGCTGCGCGATCTTGGCCTTCACCAGCGCCAAGTCCACCCCCTCATACACATCCCGGAAACTGTTGTACGCCGCCGCCAGCGGCGAAATCCCCCGCACCTGATCAAAGCGCCCCGAATCCCAGCAGGCATGGTGATACACCCAGTTCGCCCGCACGATGCGCTCAAAGACCATGTCCTGGCCGGAGAGCCCTGTGTCGCTGGTCTTGGCGCGGCGGCAGACGACATACCCGATAGCCTGGCCGGCATCCCCGCAGACCACGCCGTGGTTGATGTTTGACGGATCGACGCCCCCGGGCGTTCCGACGTAGGGCGTGCGCACGCGGTCCCCCTCGATCCACTGAATTTTCGCGTTCGAAAGTTTGAGGGCGAACACGTCGCCGTCGACGATGCGGCGGCTTTCGGCCATGCGCAGGGCCCGGCGCAGCGGATGGCGGCCGGAGGCGTCGTAGTTTTCCTTGCGGCTGGCCCACCGGATCAGATCCTCAATCCGCTTGTCGAGCGCCTTGTTGCCGGTGGTGGAGCGGAAGCGGAAGCTGGTGATGTAGTCGAGGTGTTTGCGGATCCCCCAGCCGGCGATCGCAAAGTTCCGCTGGATGTCGCGCGTCGCGGAAACCGCCACGCGGCGGGCGGAGGGGGGGAGCTCGGCATCTTCAGAGCGGGCCAGGCCACTGGGGGCGGCGCGGCGTCCCTTGGATTTGGTGGCGTCGTAGCCGCTGTTTTGGATAAACGCGCCGCGGCCGGTGGCGGGATCGGCGGAGGAGCCTGTGGCGGCGGGGGCCGCGGCGGCGAATCGTGCGCGGAGTTGGGTGAGGATTCCCACGTCAGAACCCTCCCATGTTGAATCGGGAGAACGCCGGGCGGCGCGAGGGGTTCAGGGCGCGGGTAATGTCCTTAAGCCGCTGCCGGCAGGAGGCAAGGTCGTAGGTGACCGTGGTGCCGTCGGCGGTGACGCCGCTGGCGCCATTGGCCAGGATGCGCCTCAGCTTGGCGGCCTCGGCGTTGAGCCGTGCCTTATCGGTCGCGGAAAGAGCCATGCGCCCACGCCCAGAATGCGGTCAAAGCCCCACCATAGCGGGCGGGCGGCCGCAATTGGGGCAGCGCCGTTGCATCCTCATTGCATGGGCGCGGGACGGCGGTTTTCCAGGATGCGATCGATGCGGTTCTGTCCGCAGTCCAGGCAGCGGGTGAACTGCCGCACGATATGGGTGTAGGGCTTTCCCGCGCGGTCGATGCTGGCGTATTCCTGCTCGCTGTGGAGCCGGTAGGGCTCGCGGCGCGCGGATCCGCAGGTGATGCAGATCGTTTGCTGGGGGGTAGCCGGCGGCGGCGAGGCGCCGGCCGCCGCGGGGACAGGGGCGGCAGCGGAGGCGGTGCGGGGCGCCGGGGGCGCAGGAGGGGGAGATTTGCGGGACATGGCAGGGCTCCTAAATAGCACTAATCGCGGCACGGCGCCGCTTGGTTCCTTTTTTCCTGGGAGCGCTTCCGCCCTGGGCGACGGCCACGCCCAGCATCGAAGCGCCGACAAAGCAGCCGGTGACGACGTCGAGGTAATGGTTGTCCCGTCCGGGGCGGCACTTCCACTCGGTGACCTCCCGGCCGCGGCCGCGGGTCTTGATTCCAAACTCGGCGGTGAGGTGGTCGGCGAGCAGCTGGTGATCACCGTCGAAGAGCTCCAGGCCGCGCGGCGAACCGACTGGTTGGGCCAGCCCCTTGGCCACGAAGGTTTTCCAGTAGTTGGTGTCGAAGTGGGTGAGGCGCACGGCCTTGGCCTTGGGCAGCGGGGCAATGAGCCAGTGATGGCCCAGCTGCTCGCCCTCGCGCTTTGGGAAGAGTTCCCAGGGCATTGACGAAGCGCCTGCATACCGGCCCTTGCTGGGGCGGAGGATCGGCGCCCAGCGCGAGCGCCGACAGAACTCGTACACGATGTCGGAGTGATCGCCGTCGCCGGCGTCGACCAGGCAAACACCCACGCGCATTTCGACTTCATCTTCCCGGATCCAGCGCGTGCCTAGGAGATCCTCGACGAAGGCCTCCAGCCCGGCGCGGATGGCGGCCTCGTTGCCCTCGGCGGCAAACTGGCGCTTGAGGGTTTTCTTGGCGTCGCGGTAGGCGAAGTAGGATTTTCCCTGGTCGGGGTAGGTGGCGTAGTGGACGACGTGGGCGCGGAAGCCGCCGCCAAAGCCGAGGATGCCGCCATAGAGCAGGTTGTCCTGGACGTCGACAAACGCGGCCAGGTGGGTGACGAAGTGGGGGACGCGGCCGCGGGCAATGCGCACGGCCTTTTTGGAGATCGTATCGGCCTTAAGCTGCTCCGCGGCTTCGCCGGATTCGATCGGCTGGTTCTGGCATTCCGATGCGAACACCTCGGGGCCGTCATCGATCAGGAGGTTGTAGGCGTGCTGTATCGCCGAGAGCTCGGTGTCGTGGTCGTAGCAATGTTCCCAGGCGACGCGGCAGCCCTTGTCCATCGCGGCCTGGTTGGCTTTGTAAAACTTAGTGGCCGCGGCCTGCGCCAGCTGCTGGGAGCCCGGGACGTCGGCGTCGTAGGTGGTGCGGATCCGGGCGTATTCGCCGAGCCAGAGCGTTTCATGGGCGTCGGCCCATGCCTCGATCATGGGGATGCGCTCGCCCTGCCAGGCGGGGGATTTCTTGGGATCCAGGAGGATCGCCACCATGTCGTCGGGCTGGATGACGGTGGCGGCGACGACGGCGGCGATCTGGCGGTTGTGCCCGCCAAGCTTGAGGATGTTTTTCTTGATGATGCCCAGGCGCTTCTGGACTTGCGACGGCGAGGCCGCGGACTCGTCGGTTTGCGGATCGTCGATAAATACAAAATCCGGCCGCTGCTGGGTGCCGTCGGCGCGTTTGTATTTCAGGCCGCGGCTGGCGGCGGTCAGGCCGCGGGCCGTGATGATGGCGCCGGCGGCGATCGAGCCTGGCACCGTCGGCAGGACCAGCGTGTCGGACGTCCATTCGATGTGGGTGGGGCGGGGGTTGGGGACCTGGCCTTTGCCCTTGCACTCGTCGCACTCGGTGCTGGGGCCCTGATCCTGGCACGTTGGGCAGTCGACCATGACGGTGAAGGTCTGGCCGGCACAGCGCTGGGGCTTGCCTTCTAGCGCGCGGATGGGGTGGCAGACCTCGGGAAAGTCGTCATAGAGCAGGTCGTTTTCGGAAAGCTCCATCTTGATCGAGTCGATGTTGCGTTCTCCGGAGCCGGCGTCGGAGCCGAAGATCGCTACGAACTTGCGGTGGCCAAAGAGGGTGGCCCACTGCAGGGTGTTTTCGGCGATCGTGGTTTTCGCCCAGCCGCGGTAGACGGCCTCAACGAAGCGGCCGCCGGAGAGCACGCAATATTCAATGCGCTTGATTGCGCGGATGTGGCCTTTGGAAAAGGGGCGCAGTCCTGTTGACTGAGGGTAGTAGGTGACCAGGTGCCGGTGCAGATCCAGCCGGCAGGCCTCGCGGCGCTCCGGATCCACGACGTCGGGGATCTTCCCGATGTCGGCGGACTCTGACGCCTTGCGCCGCTCGTATCGCCGCTGGCGGTCATAGTTGGCGGCGGTCACGTCACACGTCCTGGCCGATCATGGCCGGCAGATCGAACACGTCGGCGTCGGGGGTGAAGGGGACCCACTTGGTTTCGCGATCGACGACGCCTGTGCCGCGGTGGCCACGGTAGGCGACGCCGCGCGCGAGGAGGACCCCCTTGGCCCCGTCGACGGGATCCAGGACGTCGCCGTCGTCGTCGCATGCGAGCTCGAGTAGATTGCTGGGCCAGGCGCCGGCGGTGCCGGCGGCGGTCTGCTGCAGGGTGATGATGGCCTCGGGGTCGGGGTTGCCCTGGGCGTCATAGCAGCTCAGGTAGCAGCGGGCCTGGTCGGGCGAGATCGCCGGCGTGCGGGCGAGGGGGGTGAGGGTGATGACGAAACTCGTGTGGGCCGCGTCGACGAGAAGGGTGGTGGGGGAGCAGGTGTATCCGTCCTTGCGGATCGAGAGGATGTAATCGCCGTCGTCGAGGCTGTAGCCGACAACGCCCGAGGAGCTGGCGGTGCGGCCGTCGGTGACGTTGCCTTGGGTGATGCGCACTCGCGCGGAAGCGGCTGGCGTGGGCGGATCCTCAGCATCGAGGTTGACGGTGATGGTGACGGCCCGAACGCCGGCGAAGATGCCGGCGGATCCCCAGGCGCCCGCGCCGTGATTTGCCGTGAGCTTGGCATCGATCTCGTCAACGGACGGGGCCGCGCCGCTGGTGAGGGTGCGGGTGCCGGCGCCCCAAGTGGCGGCGGCGTTTTGGGCGGCCGTGGGGACGTCTCCGACGCCGGCGGGAGAGGCGGGTAGGTTGATTGTTTTGTTGTTGATGGCCGTGGCCGTTGCCTGGAGCGTCGTCTGCGCCGCGGCGGTGGCGTCGCCGATGGCGGCGCCGCCGGCGGGGAGCTTGGCGACGACGGCGGCTGCGGATGTGGCCGCGGCGGTGGACTGCGTGGCGGCCGTGGCGGCGTTGGTCTGAGCCGTCTGGGCGTTGCTCGAATCGCCCGAGTTGGTGCCGATCTTGTCAGCCTGTGCCTGCACCAGGGCAAGCTTGCCGCCCACCCGCTCGATCGCGGTTTGCACGGCGGAGGCGATGGCGGTGATGGAGAGGCCGGAGAGGTCGGCGTCGACGGAGTTGATCTTGTTGACGATGGCGGTGAGCACGGCCTGCCCGTCGCCCTCATCCATCAGGGCGGCTTCGACGGCTGCGGCGATCGCGTCGACGCCAGCGGTGGAGAGGGCGTAATCGGTCTTGTCGACGGAGACGCGGTTGCTCCCATCGGTGGCGATCTTGTTGGTGGGATTGACGAGGATGGCCGCGGCGACGGCGGTGGCGATGGTGGCGGTGAGCCCGGTGAGTTGGGTGTCGAGGTTCGCCGACGCGAGGCCGATGGCCGCGCGGATGCCGGCGGCGTCGAGGTCGTTGAAGCCGGTGATGCCGGTGCCTTTGGCGAGGACGATGTTGGTGCCGGCGGTGAGGATCCGGGTGGCGTAGCCCCACACGCCGGCTGCGTCCACGGTGCTGCGGCTGGCGACGGTGGCGTCGACGGTGTCAGACCAAACGACGGCGGAGACGGCGATGCTGCTGACGGTGGCGCTGATGACCAGGTCGAGCTGATCGCCCGTGGCCGCGCCGCTGGGGACGGTGAAGCTGGCGGTGTATTCGCCGGTTTTCCCCGAGAGCAGCGAGATGGTGACGGTGGCTGCGTTGGACGCGCCATTCACGCGCAGCAGGCCGGTAGGCGTACTGGCGGCGTTGGCGTTGGCGCCGGTGGTGTCATGCGTCGTGAATTCGCGGGTGATGGACTGGGATGCCTGGACTGACATTAAATCCTCCCGCGCAGCAAGGGGGTGCGGCCGATGGAAGGAACGCCGCCCGTGCCGCCGCTGCCGGCCGTCAGCGTTGTACCGCCGATGATGGCGCTTTGACCGGTGGTGGGGGTGTAGTTGAAGGCGCCCAGAGAACGAGAAACAGGCGTGGTGTTTCCTTCGATCAGGTTGCCGGTGAAGTTGAGGGTGCCGCCGGTCTGGAGGATGCCGTAAGCTGCGTTTTGCGGGAGACTGTTCTGAAACGCCCCGACCGTGGTAATGAGGCCCGTCATATTCAGTACGCCCCCCGCGAACGCTATTCCGTGGCCTGCCGTGGCGGTCCCTGCCGTGATGGTCCCGCCGCTGATGGTAAGTGTGCCGCCGCTGATGCGTATCGTGCCTGCCGACCCACCGGTGATATTACCGTTAAGCGTCACGCCACCATTGGAATAGGTCAGGGCATCCCCGCCAGAAACATTCCCGTTGATGACTATTGGTGTGTTCACATTTTGGAAGATTCCATGCCCGTTTCCGAAACCATAAACAGTTCCGGTGACGGTGAGGGTGCCTTGGTTGAAAACCCCGTGAGTAAATGAGGCGGTCGGTGAAACGTCCCCTGTTATGGAGATCGTGCCACCGCTATTGAACAGCGTATATGTGTTGCTGCCAGTGCCCCCAGTTACGTTCCCGGTGACGTTCAAAGTGCTGGTCGAGCCGCCAAGCGTGATGCGACTCGCGGTGACGCTGCATCCGACAATGTTTCCATTGACCGTCAGCGTGACTGCTCCCAGCGTACAGGCCCACGCGCTGCCCGTGTTCCCGAGATTGGCGTTGATCGTTCGACTTCCGGAGATCACCAGCGTTCCCGCGCCCACGATGTTGTCGCACGTCATCGTCTGATCCACGGTGAGCGTGTGCGCGTTGAGGTCAGCGTCATCGCCCACCCCCGGCGCGCTGGTGGTGGTGGAGCCGCCGGAAGTCGTCCACCAGACGGCGGCGGAGAGGGAGGCGTTTGCGGAGAGGTACTTCGTGGCCATCACCCCGCCCCCTCAAAACTCGCCAGCAGCTCGGCCAGCGTCGGCACGCTGACCGCCTCGCCATCGGCGGCGCGGGAGATCAGCCGGTCAATAGCCGGGCCGGCGTAATCGGCGAAGGTGGCAGCCTGCTCGCGGAGACTGCGCAGGGGCAGGATGGTGGCGAGCTTGGCGCGGGCTGCTTGGATGTCCTCAAGAGTGGGGGGTGCCGTTCTGCCGCCGGGGTAGCTGATGGAGGAGTAGAGGGCCTTGGCCGCGTCGTCATCGGTGACGGTGCCGTTGCCCAGCGCAACGAAGGCGGGGGCCATGCTGGGGGCCTGGGGGTCGCTGGGGGCAAAGCCGCTGCTGCGGAGCATCGAGAGCAGCGTGCGCGCCGAAGCGTTGCCCGCGTCGGCCGCCGCCTGCATCGCTGCTTCAAAGGCTGCGGCTTTGGCGAAGCCCCAGAGATCGCCGGCGGCGAGGCTGGTAATGGTGATGCGGTCGGCGCGCGGCGTTTTGATGGGGACGCTGGCGAGCGCGAGCGCGTCGGCGTCACTGAGGGTCAGGTAGGCGGGGGTGGCGAGGAGATCAATGAGGGTCATGCGGCCTCCGGGATGTTGAGGGGGGTGCCGTCGGCGAGCACGGCGGCGATCTTTGTGGCGGTGAACGTCTGCGGGGCGGCGCCGGGGGCGGCGACGGAGACGGTGTAGACGACGGGGGCGGGGGCGTCAGCGGCAGTGATCGTGATGCTCATCACGTCGTACCAGCCTGTCTTGCCGGTGAAAATCAACGGGCCGGTAACGCCTTGGAACGTGGCGATGCCTTTGATGGCGGTGGCCGCTTGGCTGTTGAGGGTGACGACGCCGCTGGCCTGTTGAATCGACACAGAGACATTGACGACGCCGGCGATGGGGATGGTGATGGTGGAGGTGGGCGCCATACCCAGCGTGTTGGGGTAGCCGCCCTGTCCCGCCGAGAACCAGCCGGCCGCGAGAATGCGGGCGCGGTCGTAAGTTCCGGGTGCGGCGACGGCGGGGGTGGCGGGGGCGGGGATGGTGGTGGAGCTGGTGGGGGGGGCGACGGGGGAGCTGTCCAGGATAGGAAACCCCGCCTCGGTGCCGACGCTGACGGCGCTGAAGCTGGCGTTGAACTGGGCGACGCTGAGGGTGACGTAGCCGTCCCAGACGTTGTCGTCCTGGTTGCCGCCGGCGTCAAAGCCGTAGGGATTGAAGAGCACGATCTTGCCGTCGGCTGTGATGCCGTGAATTTCGTAGCAGTGAGCGGCGACGATTGGGATGCCGGCGGGGATGGATCCATAGGTGGTGCCCAGGCAAGGGCAGCCCGCCGAAAGCCACGCCATGAGCAGCGTGAGGATAGTGACGGCGGAGGGGGTGACGTTGATGACGGTCTTGTAGCCCAGGTCCGCGAGCACGGTGCCCGGGAAGCCGTAGGCGAGGCTCTCCATGGTGTTGGCGCCGGTGCGGTAGTAGGCGTAGGCCTTTTCCAGGATGATTGGCCAGATGGCCTTGCTGGGGCCGGGGTGGGCGTAGGTGAGGTTGGCGCGGCCATCGGTGCGCACGCGCGTGACCTTGCCGCCGCGGACAAAACGCACCTCGTAAAGATTGGGCCCCCCTTGCGTGATCAGGCTCCGGAGGGCCTTTGGCTGCTGGTGGCCGATGCCGGCGCCGGTGGCGTGCAAGTAGCAATCCGGATTCTGCCCCTGGGCGACGTCGCTGACATCGTCGTCGACGTGGAGCGGGCTCGCCGAGAGATCCACCAGGCTGGCGGCGGGGCCGTAGTCGGAGGGGTTGCCGGGGGTGACGATGACGTCGGCCGCGGCGCCGGCCGCGGCGCCGGCAAGGATGAGGGTGGGGATGGCGAATTCGTGGATCTCGCCGGTGCGGCGGTGGCGCGCATGGACGCGGGGCGCGGGGAGTTTGCGGAGCTGCTCGACGTCGACGCTGCCGTCGGCGCGGAGGAAGCGGTGGGCGTCGCGCTGGGCGAGCAGGGCGGCGCGGGAGAATCGAACGGTGACGGGCGGTGTGCGCATGATTCACGCCTTGAACTGCAGGAAACTGACAAACGCGACGAGGAGCACAAAGCCGCCGGCGAACGTCCCCACCAGCAGCGTGCCGACAATCGCCGCGACCAGCTGGAGGAGCTCTGGCATTTGGAGGCCTCAGCCGGCGGGGTTCACCAGCTTGTCGATGGCGTCGAGCCGGCCGATCGCCGCGTCGTCGACCGGGCTGGCGACGACCGCGGCCGCGGCGTCGACGCTTGCCTGGGACGCCGCTGCCTGCTGCTGCAGGCCGTCGATGACCTTGGCCTGGTCGATGGTCTGCTGCCTGAGCGTGTCGCGCTCGACGATGAGTTTGGGCACATCGGTTTCGAGCTTGGTGATGCGGTCGGCGAGTTCCTGGTTGGTGGCCATGGCTTCGATCCTTTCAGCGATCGTGTACAGGGTTTTCCATGCGCGTGGCATGTTCCAAAGCGCCCGTGCGAGTCGGACCAGGTGATGGCAGGCGGCGCGGAGGCGGCGCAACATCACGCGGCCCCCGGTGTGAGTCCCGCCGGCGGGGCGACGGTGGAGGCGTAGGGATTGACGTCTGCGGCGGCGAGGGCGCGGGCGTTGCCGCCGGATTTGTTGAGGTGTTCGTCGGCGTAATGGCCGAAGGGGATGGCGGCCCAGACGGCGGTAGCCGCGTGGTAGAGCACGACCTTGGCGCCGGCAATAATGTCCCCCAGGAGCCCCGACGCCGGCGAGACAAACTTCGGAACGCCATACAGGGCGCCCACGATCCCCACGCCGATGATCAGGACACCCAGCGTGATGATCAGCGCCCAGGACAGCCCACGGAAAAACCGGTGCGTTCCCTCCCCGAAAACATCGTTGCGGTGCACGTAGATAAATCCCTCAGCCTTGTCCGCCCGATCGAGCGCCACGGCCTTGTCCTTCGCCAGCTGCACCGCCTGTTTCTGCAGGCCTGCGTTGGCGACAGCCTGGTCGATCGACAGCGCGATCAGGCGAACTTCCGAGGCGACGACGTCGGCGAGCTTGCCGGCGTTCGCGTCGAGGGCCTCGGCGGCTTTGACCAGGTGACCGTCGGCGCTGTCGAGGCGGGGATCCGGCCGCTGGGAATTGACGGCCTTGACCTGGCTGCGTGCGTCGTTGACGTGGCCGGCGGCGGTCTGCTCGCCCGCGGCGATCTCCTGGGTGCGGGCTTTCTGCGTGGTGAGGCCCTGCGCGATGGCATGGGTATGGTCGGTGTAGCTCACGACGTCGGGAGTCCGATGCACCGCGCGCAGGGCGCAGCCAGCGACGGAGAGGACGATGGTGCCGAGGATGGCGAGGAGGGCGCCCAACAGCACGTCGCCGGCGACTTGATCTTTTTGTTTGCGTGTCATCGTTGGGGCTCCAGCGGGGACGCGGCGGGTGCTGGCGGCCAGGCCGCGCCGATCCTGGCCTTTTCGTATTCGAAGGGGGCGAAGGGCCAGGTGCCGCTCTGGCCGTCCGGGTAACGAAGCACGACGATGTAGCGAGGGGCGACGTGGTGGACTTGCGGGATGTAGAGGGTGCTGGTCTTGCCGACGTGCACGGGGGTGAGGGTGCTGTATTCGTAGGGCGGGTAGTAGCGCTTGTCGGTGACGGTGCCAACGCAGGGGTGACGATCGCAGGCACCCAGGAGCGCGACGACGAGGAGGGCGAGGGGGGCGAGGAGGAGGGGCAGCGGGAATTTACGCATCGGGATCCTCGAGTAAGGTGACGGCGAATTTCTGCCCGGTGACGCGGCGGAGGATCTGGGCGCCGGCGCGCTGGGCGTCATGTCGGGCCGTTTCGTGGGCGAACGCGCGGAAGTTGCAGCGGATGCCCGCGTCGATCGACGCATCCAAATCCAGGAGGCGGGGGGTGACGGGGGGGAGGTGGGGGAGCGGATGGGCATTCACGGCGCGGCCTCCCAGCTCGCCGCCCGGCGTTCGCCGATGAGCGTCTGAGCCCATTTGTTCATCGCTTCGTTTTGTTCTTTGAAGCCGACCCGCACTTCGTTGCGCAGGTCCTTGAGTTCCTGCTTGGCCTCATCCACCGAAGATTTGAGGCCGGTGACTTCTCCCCGGTACCCTCCCATTTCCGCGTTGCGCGCAAGCCACCGCGCCTCCACCAGGGCGGCCGTGGCCTTGTTCTCTGCGATCGCGGCCGCGGCCTGCGCCTTGGTCTGGGCGTAGTCGTCGGCGGCATATTCGTAGGCGTGGCCGACCGCCCAGCTCGCTCCCCACGCGACCAGGGCGAGGGCGCTGTAGAGGGTTTTCTTGTAGCGGTAGATGGCCTTGGCCACGGCGAGGATCCGATTGCCGGCCCTCCGGACGTCCTTGTCCGTGACCTGGTCGACCTGGTCGAGTTCCTGCGTGGTTTGTCCGGTGGGGGGCATATCCGCCTCGCCGCGAGGTAAAGCCAGATCGGGCAAAAGATCAGGCTTCCAACTTAGCGGCGGACGGTCGGCGTTTGGGGCCGCGCCGTTGCATCCTCATTGCATGCGGTGGCGTTGGCGTCGACGGCGGCGGTAGGTGTCGGGTATCTCGCAGATTCGCCAGTCGCGGCGGACGTCGGCGGCCGGGTTGTAAGGCACGGGCTTGGCGCGGGGTGCCTGCGGCATCGCATACGACAGGCTGTATCCCATGGCGGAAATCAGGGCGATCGAGAGCAGGGAGAGATGGCGGCGCATGGCGGCTCCTATTAAGCGACACGGGAAACAGGCGGCGGACAGGGGAAGGTGGTGGCAATGACGTTGGCGCCGCCCTCGCCATAGACGGCGTCCCAGTAGGCGCCGCCGGCGGTGACAGCGGCGATCCAGGACGGCCGGTAGATGCAGACCTGGCGGCCGGCCTCGCCGGCCTTGATGACGGCGTTGGTGACGTTGATCTCAAAGCCGATGGCGCGCAGGGCGTCGATCAGTTCGAAGACCTCTGTTTGGGATCCCAGGGCCAGGTCGCGGGCGAGTTTGGACATTGACACCTTGGCGGGCGATGGCGGGAGGCAACACAGGAGCTCCATCGCCAGGGAGAAGCCGGGGCGCAAGGTGTCGGCGTCGGTGAACACTGGCATGGGGGATCCTTTCGAAAAGTGACCAGGCTGTCACCCTCCGAAACGGAAAGCCCATCGCATCCGTTTGCGCTGCACAATTTGCACATGCTGCACATAACCCGCCCCCCGCCCTTTAAGCCCCCTGGCTCTTGAACGCCTCGACACTCGCCGGGTCGATGCGCAGCCGGCGGCGCTTGCGCCCGGCCGAGACGTTGCGGGCGTCGAGCTTTCGGGCGGCGACCAGCCGGGCGACGGTCCAGACGGAGAGGTCCAGTGCCGTCGCCGCCTCCTTCGTGCTCATCCCCTTTGACACGTTCGCGTGGTCAGCCATGGCCGCCCTCCCCCTGCCGCCCCCCTCCAGCCACCCCCCCGTAGCGTAAAGTCAGTCTGGTGTTGCGACTGTTCCCGATGGCCTCGACCGCGTTTTGGCCGGGGAAGGACCCGCAGTTTGCCGCGCCGAAATTTTCGTTTGAAAAAAAAAGTTTTGCGCGCCGAATCCCAGATTTCCCACGTGCCCATCGCCCATTTTCACGTTCGCGTTCCATGCGTCCTCCCTGCGTCATCGCTCGCCGCTGCATTTGATTGTACCCGTTGCATACTTCGTCGGCTTTGGCCACCTCGACCTCCTCCCCACAATCAGTTTGTACTGACTAAAAAATCTTGGATTTTGTTGCGGACACGGATAGGCGTTAACGCTTATATTGGTGTAAGCCGGGCACGTCGCCCGGTCGGTTTACCCCCTTACGGAGGTACGGATCATGTCCCCCACAAATCGCCGACTCTTCCTCATCAACAAAAATCCTAGCCAGCCAGGCTCGCAAGAGTGGGTTTCGCTTTATCCCGCCCACACCAAGGAACGGGCCTCGCTCGAAAGAGCTGTCGGGAAACAAGCCCGCGCCGAAGCCAGCGACCTCATCATTGGATACTCCCGCGAGAGTGCCCAAGAGCGCAGGCTCGATCAACTTGACGCGGCCGACATGAAATTTTCCGCCATCTCCCATCGCGGCTTTTTGCTCAAGGTTTGCCAAGGCGACACTTGGTTTGTCGTCCGCCTGACGGGCAACGAGAGCCGCGGCATCCCCGAACTTCGGCGGGAGTTTGTCGCCATCGAAGAGGCCGGTGGGAGGGCAGCGGCGAGCCCGGCGAGATCATCTACGACATGATCGCCCACCTGCTTAATGCGGCGGCCCAGCGTACCGACCTGTACGATGAGCAGATCGGCGATCGCGGTTACGCCTACGCCGACCGCTCAAGGTAGCCGGCCCGCCCGTCGCCCCTCTTGCGAGAGGGGCTTTCGGGCCGGCCGTCTGGCCCGCTGCGTCCCTGCCGCTTCGCAGGTTTGCCCCCCACGCGGGGGCATGGAGGAATCCCATGATCGTCAAGGCCAATCGTGTAGCTGCGCTCACCAGCTGGAGCCAATACCCCCGCACCTATGCCGCCATCGTCGCCCAGATCCCCGCGGCACTCTGGGAGCAGCTGACCAGCCGGCAGCTCGCGATGGTCATCGATACGATGCAATCCGCCCACCACCAGGGGCGGCGTCGCGAGCGCCTCGACACGTTGGCCGAGGGAGCGATCTGGAGCGAGACGCGCGGAATGATCGAATTTGAGAGGAGCGAGAGTGGGAACGCACGAACTGCGTAAAAAGTACGGCAAAACCAACAGTCGGGAGGTCGTCAACCGGGCCATCCGTGCGGAGGTGCCGGGGGGCGGCCTCCTCCTGGACCTGATCATGCTGGTCCACCAGATGCGCCAGCGCAATGCCTGCCCGCAAGCGGTGATGGACCGGCTGCAGGCAATCCGGGATGCGATGGCCGAGCACGTGGTGCGCACGAGCGATCCGCAAGACGCGGGGCAAAAACCCGCACCGCCGGATGTGCCGGCGGTGATTGAAAAACCGGTGGTGGAGGGGATAGAGGCGCTTAAATCCGCGCCGCCTGAGCCGGCGGCGACAGGGGCAATATCACTTGCCGCGCTGGCTGCGTCAAGAAAATTGACCGCGGAAGAGGCCGCCGCCTGGACGCCGCCGGCGGCGATCGTCGAGATCATGGGCAAGGTGCCCGACCGCCAAGTCGCCGAACTCGCTGGCGTCAGCCCTCAAGTTATCTCGCGCGAGCGGCGGCGGCTGGGGATCGACCCGGCTGTTGCGCCGGTGGGCGGCGCGTCTGTGGTGCATCGCTGGACCGACGAGATGGATACTCAGTTGGGCAAAAACACAGACGAGGCCCTTGGCAAGCGATGGGGCATGAGTCGGGAGGCGGTGGCGCGGCGGCGCGAGGAGCTGGGCATTGCGGCCTTTCGGCGCGTAACAGCCTGGACGCCGGAGCGGCTCGCCATCTTGGACAATGAGCCCAACAACGCCAAGGCCGCAGAGGCCTTGGGAATTTCGCAGACCGCCGTGCGCGTGGCGCGGTCGCGTCGTCCCAAGCATCGAGAGTAAACGGGTTGGAGACCGCATGTTCCGCGAATCGATCGAAAAACAAATGCGAGCGTTGAAAATGTCGCAGGCGGAGCTGGCGCGTCAGGTCGGCGTGCATCCCACCACCGTCAACCGCTGGCTGCGCGGCGCGTCGGATCTGGGCACAGAGCATCTGGAGGCGGTGATTAAAATACTGGGAGGGGCAAAACTGGTATGGGAAAGGCAACGCTTCTAGCCCGAGAGAACCCGCCGCATGACTTCGGACTCTTGGGCGTCCAGCTCGACACGTGCCTCGTAGATGGGAGAACTATCTTTGTCTTCCACCGATTGGGAGGTGTTGAACGAAACGGTCATACGCCCGTTGGCGGCCTCACGAATTTCGCAGACGTTGTCGAGGTTAATCCAGCGGCGGTCGCTGACTCGGACCATTTGGGCCAT